AAGTAAAGGCGCATACCGCTTAGTTACCGCTCTGATAACTCTTACCTGTCCGGCAATGGCGCTGATATCAATATAAAGCGCCATCGCTGTTTCTTTGCTGATCCCTGGACGCCTTCCATTCTGATGTTTGACTCGCCCACTGAGAAATCCTCTGCTTCCCCTTAACGCCGGGTAGCGGAACTGTTTGCTGAGAACACCGTGCGGTGTCTTGATGAGTAGAATTTAGAATAGCCTAAGAGTTATGGTCAAGCTTTTTGTGTAGAAAAACCTAAGCTTCTTGATGTAAAAAACACAAGTATTTGAAAGTTTGTGCTTTTTATTACAGAGAGTTGCGAAAAAAAGGGGGGTTATTTATTTGCGCTTCTTTTGCGAGCTTTGAGTAGTTCTTCAAAAAGTTTGTTGAAATTCTCAACTCGAGCACGCATCTCTGACAACAGAGCCTTTTGCTCTGACTCAGGCAGTGCGTCGAACAGTTGAAGCAACTCTTTTTGATCTTCTGTCAGATTGACTGGCTGATTATCTGGGATCGGTTCGCCTGGTTGCTTATCTTCATCTCCAAAAAGAAGCCAAGTCGGCGAGCACTGAAGCGCCTGGCTCAGTGCGAATAATCTCTTCCCCGCTGGCTGTGTTTCATCTCTTTCCCATTGAGAAATTGTTACGTGAGCCACTTTGACCAGCTTACCTAATGCGGCCTGAGACAGTTTTAATTTTTTTCGCCTGTATAAGAGGCGAGCACCGAAGGTTTCGTTTTTCATATTAGGTAATTCTAATTTTTCTTGACTTAGGTTTCTCTACGATCTAGTTTCCTTAGGAAAATCTAAGGGTTTCGATATGTTGAAAATTGATGCTATAGCGTTTTTTGGCAGCAAAACAAAGCTTGCCAATGTCGCAGGAGTTAGGCTGGCAAGCGTTGCTGCATGGGGGGAACTGGTTCCTGAAGGTCGCGCGATGCGCCTGCAAGAGGCATCCGGCGGGGAACTTCAGTACGACCCCAAAGTTTATGACGAATATCGTAAGGCAAAGCGGGCGGGGCGGTTGAACAATGAAAATCACCACTGAACAGGTTTGTGAGGCTCTGGATACCTGGGTATGCCGACCAGGAATGACACAGGAGCAGGCGACGATATTAATCACGGAAGCATTCTGGGCTCTGAAAGAACGCCCGAACATCGATGTTCAACGCGTCACGTTTAATGATGGCGAGGTTGATCAACGGGCGCTGGGCGTTAACCGGGTGAAGATATTCGAACGCTGGAAAGCTATCGACACCAGAGATAAGCGTGACAAATTCACGGCGCTGATTCCGGCAATTATGGAGGCTATCCGGATCAGCGATTTCAGATTGTATTGTGAAATTACTGACGGAAAAAGCATTACGTACATGATCGCCGGGTTAAACAAAGAATATGGCGATGTGGTGGAGTCCGGGCTGCTTTTTGCGGATCCAGTTGTTGTGGAACGTGAGACTGACGAGCTTATAGAAAAAGCTATTGCTTTCAAGCACGCGTATCGTCAGCAATACCAATATTACTTTGCAGATAAACAAATGTCTGCCAGGGGGGCGTATGAGTATCGATGCACTACGATGGGCTAAAAAGGTGAAAACCGGCAGTTCATCCAGTAAGTCAGTATTGACCTGGCTTGCTGATATGTGCGGTGCCGATTTGTGTGCATACCCGTCTGTATCTGCACTGGCAGAAGTAACGGAACTGAACAAAAAGACTGTGCAGGACAGCTTACGACACCTGATGGAGATTGGGTTAATTGTTGATACCGGTGAGAGAAAAGGCAGAACAAAGCAAATTGTGGTGTACCGACTTATCGGTGTAGAAGAAAGTGTTGCCGAGCCTGAATACACCCAAAAACGGGAGTCTTTAAAGGTGGGTAAAATTGGTGCTGTTAATAAAAACAGTACCGAAAATGGTTATGTTTCAGCACAAAACAGACCCAAAAACAGAACTCTTAGCTGCATGGAAAATAACCAAAGACACCCAAATTTTCCATCAAAGACACCCAAAAACGGATCACGGAACCCAAAGGAACCCAAAGATCTAAACCCCACACATAACGCACGCGAGAGTGCTCCGACCAGTGAGCAGGAAGTTTTGTCGTTACAGGCAGCCCCCCCTGTATTCCTGTATGGCCTGAGCGAACCCATCGGAAAATTCCCGATGAGCGATAGCTGGTATCCGTCACGGGATTTTCGACGACGGGCTGCGTTGTGGGGGATGGCTTTGCCGGAGACAGAATTTACACCTGCTGAACTTGCCGCCTTCCGGGACTACTGGGCAGCGGAGGGGAAAGTGTTTACGCAGATTCAGTGGGAGCAGAAATTCGCCCGTCACGTAAATCACGTCAGGGCGCAGGTTAAACCAGTCAGCAAAGGGGTAAACCATGCAGCAGCACCAGGTGGCACCGCATCACGGGCAGTTCAGGAAATTCGGGCAGCACGTGAGCAGTGGGAACGTGAAAACGGATTTATCAGCGACGGAAACGGCCTGGAAGCTGTGGGAACTCATGGGGGTGGTTTATTCGAACCGCTGGATCCAGAAGAACGGGGCCGCACCTTCGAAGCTCTGGATTGCACAGATTGGCGCGATGACTGAGCAGCAAATCCGGCAGGTCTGCCGCCAGTGCATGGACCGCTGCCGGGCGGGTGAAACATGGCCTCCGGACCTGGCTGAGTTTGTGGCACTGATTTCGAAAAGCGGAGCCAATCCATTCGGTCTGACGGTGGATGCTGTGATGGAGGAGTACCGCCGCTGGCGCAATGAGTCCTGGCGATACGACGGAAGTGATAAGTACCCGTGGTCTCAGCCTGTGCTGTATCACATTTGCCTCGAGATGCGTTCAAAGGGGATTGAGCGCCAGATGACCGAAGGGGAATTAAAACGGCTTGCAGAACGGCAACTGACGAAATGGGCAAAGCATGTTAGTAACGGCCTGAGCGTTCCGCCAGTCCGGCGACAACTGGCGGCCCCCAAACGCCCGTCGGGGCCAACGCCAATTGAGTTGCTGAAACAGGAATATGAACGCCGGAAAGCGGCTGGTTTTGTTTGAGTTGAGAAGTGATTTTTTACCGGGAGGAAATTTATGGAGACTGTTTTTGACGCACTGAAAGCGATGGGAAAAGCCACGTCGGTATAGCTGGCTGCGCGACTTGATATCAGTCGTGAAGAAGTACTGAACGAGCTGTGGGAACTGAAAAAGGCTGGCTTCGTTGATAAAAGCGTATACACCTGGCGTGTGGCTGATAACAACGTTCAGCAGGAACAGCCAGCGCCAGAAGAAACCACCACGGCAACAGAAGCGAAAATCTCAGAGTGCGATTTAACCGCGACGATTGAACAACGCGGACCACAAACGGCGGATGAACTGGCTACGCTGTTCGGTACAACATCCCGCAAAGTTGCTTCAACGCTGGCAATGGCAATCAGCAAAGGTCGTCTGATTCGCGTAAACCAGAACGGTAAAATTCGTTACTGCATACCAGGTGATAATTTACCAGCAGAGCCGAAAGTTGAATCGGTAGCGGAAACCGATGGTAAAGCCTTTCCTCAGCCAGCCGGTGTTGCGTTACCGGTACAGAAAGATGCAACACAGGAAGATATTAAAACAGAAACTGTGGCGGACATTGTGCAGTCGCTGCCATCGTTTACTGCAACGCGAGAAGATGATTTGATTTTGCCATCGCTGCATATGGCAAATCGCGAACTGCGTAGGGCGAAGAATCATGTCCAGAAGTGGGAGCGAGTCTGCGCCGCGCTGCGGGAGCTGAACAAGCACCGGGATATGGTTGCCGGGATTTGTCGGAAGTCCGGGCAATGAGCGGATGGTGCAGGCCTGAAATCATGATACTAACAATGAAGGTAAAATGCATCGGCAGTCTGATTGGTCGTAGTGAGGCGGCGGTCAGGATGAAAGCCCAGGTTAAGGGAATAAGCCTGATTCTGCGGGGTGATTTTCACCAGTCAACAAAATATCCGTAGCGCGATAACGGTCAAAAATTATGGCGCTGACACTTTTGTGCCACTGGAGATGACTGTACCTAAGTTCAGGGGAGAAGAACACGTCCGGTGGGATGGTCGGGCCAGATTTAAAGGGCAGGTCATGGCTCCAGCCTGTACGCTGGCAATGGAGGCTGCCTGGCGGGAAATTGATATGGGAACCACGCCACTCAGGGATTTACTGCCGGTCCAGAGAATAAATTCCTGTTACGGTTACACCACTGTGATCTTGCAAGTGCAGGAAAGTAGGTCTACACGGTAACGCGAGTGCGTGTAACTTTTGATGTCATTCCCGTAGAAACACCGGACAAATTTTCGCTGACAGGTCATGCAGAAGGTATAAATCTGCAGATTATGGACAATTACGGATATCCGGCAAGAGCCGGAAAAAGCATGCCGCCTCTAATTCTCAGTGGAAGATGGACTTGATTATACTCATTGCATTGTCAGAAATAGTTATCCATTAAAGGCTGGCTATTCCAAACAGGATGTTGATTACAAAAATGTAATCAACATGTAAGGTTTATACTCTTCAATATGCGTATAATTTTCCTTATTTTGTTGACTTTAAATAACAAGCTATGCACGAGGTAAAGTCGGATAAGTTTATCTGGATGTAATATATATTATTTGTAGTGTTTATAACTTTATTTCATGATAACCAATAAAAGGAGTTTTTTATGAGGAACATAATGGCAGGTTTTTTAATATTCCTGTCTTCTGCTGCTTATGCTGATATCAATCTGTATGGTCCTGGTGGCCCGCATACAGCCTTGCTTGATGCAGCCAAACTTTATGCCGAAAAAACAGGTATTATAGTGAACGTTCATTACGGCCCACAGAACAAATGGAATGAAGATGCCAAAAAAAATGCAGATATCTTGTTTGGCGCATCAGAACAATCTGCTCTGGCTATCATTCGGGACCATAAAGACAGCTTCAGTGAAAAAGATATTCAGCCTCTTTATCTGCGAAAAAGTATTTTACTGGTAAAGAAAGGTAATCCTAAAAATATCCGGAGTATTGACGACCTGACCAGACCTGGGATTGGCGTAATTGTTAATGATGGTGGTGGTACCAGTAATACATCAGGCACTGGCGTCTGGGAAGATATTGCCGGACGTAAAGGGAATATAGAAACTGTCGCCGCAATCCGAAAAAATATTATTTTATATGCGCCCAATAGCGGAACTGCACGTAAGGCTCTTGAGAATCAGCCTGGAGCAGATGTCTGGATAACCTGGGCTGACTGGGCAGCCAGTAATCCAGAAATTGGTGATGTCGTGGAAATAGCGCCAGACTACGTGATATGGCGTGATATGAACATTACAGTACGTCAGGATGCAAATGATGAAACCCGTCGATTTGCAGAATGGCTACAAACCGATGAAGCGGCGCCTGCATTCAAAAAATATGGCTGGACCAGGAAAGGCACTTGACATCCTCGTCCTTCAGGACGTGGATTCTTTTTCCGGATGCCGCGCCAGCGGCATGTAGGGGCAGCTCACAAAACGGAAAAAATTGTACGCTAAGCCTCGCCAGGTGAACTGAATTCATTCCGATATGGGAATTCCCATATCGGGCGAAAACGGTTTGCTGTAACGGCAGAGTTAAGTAGGATTGCTGCGGGTGCTTGAGGCTATCTGCCTCGGGCATGAACACCAACGGCAGATAGATAAAAGCCCCACCCGACTATAAATCGAAGTGAGGCCCCTATATGCTCGTCACATATAGATTGCCTCTTACGGACCGAAAGGTCAAGGAGAAGCAGGCTATGAAGCAGCAAAAGGCGATGTTAATCGCCCTGATCGTCATCTGTTTAATCGTCATAGTGACGGCACTGGTAACGAGGAAAGACCTCTGCGAGGTACGAATCCGAACCGGCCAGACGGAGGTCGCTGTCTTCACAGCTTACGAACCTGAGGAGTAAGAGACCAGGCGGGGGAGAAATCCCTCGCCACCTCTGATGTGTCAGGCATCCTCAACGCACCCGCACTTAACCCGCTTCGGCGGGTTTTTGTTTTTATTTTCAACGCGTTTGAAGTTCCGGACGGCGCCGGAATAGAATCAAAAATACTTAAGTAGCGCGCAGGGAGAAGAGGGATGGACCCCGAACAGGGGAGTGCTATTTATCTGGAAGGATTCTGTTGATGAGAATCGAAGAATTACGTGAAATTTTTAGTGAAGATGGCCTCTATACTGTGCGCGTTGAGAAGGGCGCTATTGTCAGCCACTGCCGTATTAAATGTTTACAGTCTCAACAAAGGAAGAGTGGAGCTGCGTTAATTCATTTTGTGGATGGGCTTGTGACGGATGGTTTTATTTTGCGTGCAAATGAATTTGTCACATCGTTGCCGTCTCTGAAAGAAGCTGGGATTAAGGCTGGTTTTTCTGCTTTTGAAGATTAGTGAATTCATCTACAATTCAGCGCAGGGCTGAACCCCTGTTGAGTAACACTGTGCCACCGGAGAAAGCCGATGGCGCAAAATTCCAGACTACACAATTCTGATAATTCAGCCGTCTTTGCCAGCAGGCACGGGCGGCGTTCTCATGCATTCAAATCTGACTGGTTCCGGCACGCCCCATGCACTGAAGAACAGGCCGAATGGCTGATTCAGAACTACCGCAGACGTGGGTATGAGTTTAGGAAAGCCCTCAGCCTCGATTATCGTCACTGGATAATCTACGTCAGGCTGCCGTACTCCGAGCGCCCACCGCGTCCGTCCCGCACATTCCAGCAACGCATCTGGAGGTAACGTGCGGGTATTACTTCGACCTGTTCTGGTACCGGAACTCGGGCTGGTGATCGTTAAGCCGGGCCGTGAATCCATGCCGGTATTCCACAATACCCGGGTACTGGTGGAGCCGGAACCGAAAAGCATGCGTAATCTGCCGTCCGGGGTCGTTCCTGCCGTTCGCCAGCCGCTGGCGGAGGATAAATCATTACTGCCATTTTTCAGCGACGAACGAGTGATTCGTGCTGCTGGTGGCGCTGGCGCACTGTCTGACTGGTTACTGCGCCATGTTAAATCCTGCCAGTGGCCACACGGCGACTATCATCACAGTGAAACCGTTATTCACCGTTATGGTACCGGCGCAATGGTGTTGTGCTGGCACTGCGACAACCAGTTGCGTGACCAGACCTCCGAATCACTTGAGCAACTTGCTCACCAAAACCTGTCAGCATGGATGATTGACGTCATTCGTCACGCAATGAATGGCACACAGGAGCGTGAATTATCGCTGGCTGAATTATCCTGGTGGGCGGCCTGCAATCAGGTGGTGGATGCACTACCTGAGGCAGTAGCGCGTCGTTCGCTGGGATTACCAGCGGAAAAAATCCGCTCCGTATACCGTGAGAGTGACATCGTACCGGGAGAACAGACAGCCATCAGCATACTGAAGCAGCGCACAAAAAATATTGCGCTGCCACTTCACGTCCACCAGCAACAAAATCCACCACAGAAAAAAACGGTTGTCAGTATCGCCGTTGATCCGGAGTCTCCTGAATCGTTCATGAGGCGGCCTAAACGTTGCCGCTGGGTTAATGAGAAATACACGCGCTGGGTAAAGACACAGCCGTGTGCGTGTTGTGGTAAGCCTGCTGACGATCCGCATCACCTGATTGGTCATGGTCAGGGGGGAATGGGGACAAAGGCCCACGATATTTTCACGCTACCGTTGTGCCGGGAGCACCACAACGAACTTCATGCAGACCCGCTGGAGTTTGAGAAAAAGTACGGCTCTCAGATTGAGTTAATTTTTCGTTTTCTTGATCACGCCTTTGCGACTGGCGTGCTCGGGTAAAAGAGGTGACTGATGCTCATAGATTTGGTTTTACCTTACCCGCCGACGGTGAACACCTACTGGCGACGTCGTGGCAGCACATATTTTGTATCAAAAGCCGGTGAGCGTTATCGCCGGGCTGTGGCGCTTATTGTTCGCCAGCAGCGGCTGAAATTAAGCCTGTCCGGACGGCTGGCAATAAAAATTATTGCAGAGCCACCGGATAAGCGCCGCCGTGACCTGGACAACATTCTGAAAGCACCGCTGGATGCGCTGACGCATGCGGAAGTGCTCATTGATGACGAGCAGTTTGATGAAATCAATATTGTGCGCGGTCAGCCTGTGCCAGGTGGACGGCTGGGCGTGAAGATTTACGAAATCAGAGGTGGTAACGATGGCGCGTGATATCCAGATGGTTCTTGAGCGATGGGGGGCATGGGCAGCAAATAATCATGAAGATGTAACATGGCCCTCGATAGCTGCTGGTTTTAAAGGATTAATCCCGACTAAAGTGAAATCACGTCCTAAGTGTTCTGATGATGACGCCATGATAATTTGTGGTTGTATGGCACGATTAAACAAGAATAATCAGTATTTGCACGATTTGTTGGTGGATTATTACGTAGGTGGAATGACATTTATGGCTCTTGCACGTAAGCATAGATGTTCTGATGGGCTTATTGGTAAAAGGCTTTATAAAGCGGAAGGTATTATTGAAGGAATGCTTATGGCTCTGAATGTCCGGTTAGATATGGATATGCGGTAGGGATATATAGTGATGAGGGTTATGTTTTCTGTGTTTATAATTAACATGTTTATTTTTTGATGGTCATGTATTGTGGAAGGTAGATAAAATGTTGCCTGGTGAATTGAAAATATTGATAATCAATCTTCATCATTAAATAAAAGGAGTGCTTATGTGGATTGTGTTAGTACTGTCACTGTCAACTCTCAGTTGGCATAAGGTAGTGGCTTTTTCATTGTTGACGGTGTCTGTTGTCCTGGCTGTGCTTAATGATATTATTGATTGGTCGGTGTTATTTTTTGTTGCTACAATCGTTTTTTTTATTATTTTGAAGTTCAACTGGAAATATAACGCCTGGGCTAAATCTATATATGAAGTTGGCATAGTTTTATCAGCCATAGCATTATTTTTCCATCTATGGCCAGGGTTTCACAATCCTGTAGTGCTAAATTCTGTTACTGTTGGCCCTCAAAGTACTCCCTATACAATGTATTTTAATTTTGATAAAGCGCTGGTGCCATTTTTGTTAGTCCTGTGTACATCTTCTTTGTTTAAAAAAGAAGTAAAATCAGAAGTGTCTTTGTGGAAGTGGGGGGCTCTGTCGCTCTCTGTTCCTCTTATCCTGTTTTTGGCTGTTTTTTTTGGTGGATTAAAGCCAGAGATTCATTTTCCTGAGTGGTTGCCAGAGTTTATATTGGCTAATTTGTTTTTTGTGTCTCTGGCAGAGGAATCATTATTTAGAGGGTATATTCAATCACGGCTATCAGAAGTAACGTCTCCATTGGTTGCATTAATTGTGGCGGCTTTGTTGTTTGGTTTTTATCACTATTCAGGTGGTGCTTTACTTGTATTATTTGCCACGTTATCTGGTGTTGTGTATGGATTGTCATGGATGTGGAGTGGGCGTTTGTGGGTTGCCACCCTTTTCCATTTTGGTTTGAATCTGTGTCACTTGTTATTCTTTACCTATCCATTTTTAAAACATAATTGATTTTTTCTATGGTTTTAAATTTATAAGACTGAAAAATAGCAGGACGTGACATTTGCATGAAAAATATGCACGGCAAAGCATTTACGTACGTAAAAAATCAGGTATGCTGTTAAGAGTGGTTATTTCGCCGCATAGCTTGACCCCGCCTCTGAGCGGGTTTTTTGTGCCCGCAAAGTAGCGCAGTGCGTTAAATGTGCTGGTAGTTATTAATACAGGTCTTTCAGCTTGCTGGCTTTTTCGACAAGAGTTATTGGTGTGTCACGTTAACCGGAAAGGGTAAAAAGACATGCTGAAACAGCAGGATATGACAGAAACCGCCAGAGTTGTGTTTGATGAATTAAGCGTCACCGAACCGGCGACGGTCGGGGAGATTGCGCAGAATACGTACCTTTCACGCGAGCGCTGCCAGTTAATACTGACCCAGCTGGTTATGCGGGTCTGGCAGACTATCAGTTCGGTTGTTACAGACGCCTTCAGTCCTGAAGGCTTTTTTATTTGTGGTAAATGGGCGGCTGGTGGGTGTTAGCGGCACCTGTCAGTCCTTTGCTTATGTGTTGATGATAATTTACCTTTTGGGGCTATAATTGAACTAACCAATTGCTAATGAAAGTAAAATTATAATGGCTGTTGTCTGTTCAGTTATCATGGTTTGCTCCCCAATTAATATTTTTCTTGAAAAGGATACGTTGTCACTTAAGCCAGGCTCAGTCGTTCTGGCCACCAAATGCATCAGGGAGCTTTTCCTTATGCATTATGGCAAAGTTAAAATTGTCGATATAAGCGAATCCGTCGTAAGTCAATATCTGGAAAGTCAGCATAAGCTGACGAGGACTCGTCTGACTGACATTCCGCTTTACCTGTTGCTGGAACCCAACAATCCTGCGTTGGCTGAGGCTTTAATTACCAGCCAGAGATTTTCCGGAGATACCACGGATATGTTTCTTATGATGGCCTGCCTGTCTCTGTTTGAAACAGATGAACGGATGTCATTGTTTTTAAGTGGATGTTTATCCAGCATAAGTGCCAAAGTCAGGGCGATAATTCAGACAGATATATCAGCAAGCTGGACGCTTGGTGCGATTGCTCTACAGTTGCATATGAGTGAGAGTTTGTTAAAGACAAAACTGAAAAATGAAGGGGGCATGTTCAGTCGCTTGTTGCTGGAAGAGCGGATGCGTGTTGCTGTAAATATGTTATGTTCCCGGCATGGATATGGACAGGCTGTAGCAGAAAAATGTGGTTATTCAAGCCGGTCCTACTTTATTTCTGTATTTCACCGCTATTATGGCTTCCCGCCAGACAGATATGTATCCAGGCAAGGGCTTGATTATTGATTTTCATCTGATTATTATTTTTTGGCTCGGCCCTTTAGCTCAGTGGTGAGAGCGAGCGACTCATAATCGCCAGGTCGCTGGTTCAAATCCAGCAAGGGCCACCATCACATACCGCCATTAGCTCATCG